TTAACATAACAATCTAGCAGTATCTGCGGAGAACTAGGTACAGCGATAACCCGAGCAACCGGCGGGTTCTCCTGGATAAACGTATCTCCAAGAGTCGGCAACGCACCAAAATTCTGTGCGAGATGCCAAGTATCAAGCGTCTGTGCAAAATTGCTACGAAATTGCCCAGTAATAGTACTAGGCTTGTAACGATACTCAGCCCAACGCTCTTGGTAACCAAAAACAGCAGCATCCTGCGCCGCATTAGCGGACCCAACACAATAAATCTCCTTATTCAAAACCGCTTGTTCGCCAAGATGCGACAAAGCAGGCCAATAAAAATCAAACCGAGTGGAACGAGACCACATCCGGTTCAAACCTTGCTGATAATTCAAATCAGCACGAACACTACAAAGACCAATAATAACGCCATGTTCAGTAAAAGACTTGGTAAAGCCAGTGTTCTGGACATGGACCGTACCCATAGCAGCCAGATTCCCTTGCGGAGTCGGCTGCGAAGGAACAGAAGACGTCTGAGCGATGGGATTAACATTCATCGGAACAGACGAACCACCAAGATATTCAGGGCGCTGCAAACGCGCATCCGGCGACGTAACGCCGAAATGAGCCTGAATCAACTCAGTATAACGAGTACCACCACGCGCATCGCGCTCGTAAAGACGCTGGACCTGGAAAGACTGGCGCAACTGATTAATCGTTGCCGCCGTAGCCGACGAGAGATCGGCGTAAAGATTCCCAGCAGGATCAAGCTGCGCCTGAGTCGCAGACGTGTTCGCCTGCAAGTTACCCGAACTGGTTGCATTAAGCGTCTGATTCGACACCGCAATCACGCTTCCATCAGAAGCGCGACGAACGAGCCAGGGATCGGCATTAGCGTGAATATAATTCACGGGGGCCGTAGTACCGAGCGGCAGCTCGACGGCAGGACCTTTCTGAGGCCAAGGAAGGGCCGAGGTAAAATAATCATGACGCTTACCACGACGCTTTAACGCGTAGAGCGTCGGAAGGTCAGGACCATCACCAGTCGGGACAGTTAAACTATTCTGTAAATTCTGATCCCGAAACCACTGATTGAAAATCAAATTATAGGCGCGATGCCACAGCGCACTATGAACGACGCCAGGAACTTGCGTCGGCAAACCGAAATAATCATGAATAGAACCGTTCAAATAACCGGTTCCCGCAGTCGACGTAATAGTCGGAACCAAATAATCAGTAGAATCACCAGGGTTCGTCTGCTCACCCATGAACTTCTGAAAATTGTCCCAAACCAGACGAAGAGGGACAAAGAAAAAAAACGTATCGAAAAACATATTATCCATAAAGGGGTGCAACGGAGTAGCCAGACGACCAAACATCGTCATGTGCAAATTAAACGTATCACCCGGCAACACTTCATCAACATAACAAGGAACCAGCCAACCGCTATCCATGGTAGTCTTATAACCATGGGTGCGATCAAACGACGAGCGCGGAATATCCGCGCGAGGCACTTGCGAAAACTGATGTTGCATACTAGACTTCATAGCGTCAAACCTCTCATCATGTGTTTCACGTGAAACACGATACAGCGGAGAACGAGAAATGGCAACACGCGCAGACTTACCAAAAGACCTCGTAGCAGCTTGCATCGATCAAAAAATCGCAAGCACAAAACGAGCGATAAACACCGCAACCAACGAACTGATCAAGACAGCTCTCAAAGACGAGCTGGCACAACTCAGTACCGGTAGGAATACTCTCACAGACATCAAGTAAAAAAAAAGGGGCCGCGAGGCCCCTTCTCCTTATATTCAACCCCACGTCACTTAGACGGAACCGCAAGCGACGCGACGAAGTCGCGAGCACCACAAATCCGCTCAGCAGGTTGAGCGGGAATGAGAGAACCACTCTCATCATCAAAATGACCAACAAACCACCAGGAGTAATTATCAGCATGACGCATAAAACCATTCTCCTCCTGGGAAACCGCATCAGCAAACGAGCGCAACGCCTCGCCACGCGAGCGGAAACACATAGGCCGGTTGTAAGCACCAACGGCCGAATCATGCACCGCATACATATCAAGCTTCATCTAATCCTCCACGGAAAAACCGAGACATACGAGCCTTAGCCACCTGCTCACGTGTCCAACTACGACGATTAGCCAAATCAGGATCACGAGCAGCAGCAGCAGCAAGACGCTTACGCTTTACCACCAAAAAACGATCAGTGTCAACAATCTCAAACTTATTATCATAATACTTAGGAATACGGAACTTAGTACCGTTGATCACCACGTAGTCGCCATCATAATTTGAAGCTCCATACTTCTCAAACCAACGGGCACCGATTCCATTAGACCAAATACAATACTCCGGCCTGCGACCCATATAATGATCAGCAGCAGCCGGACCTAAAACTTTCTTCTGAATATAACCCGTACAATAACGGGCACTCTCGAAAGTCACACGACCCACAGTCGTAAAACCAAGACGCCATAAACGATCAAGCGTCGGCGAGGTATCCAAACGGTCACCTGCCTTAGTACGCTTATAGAAAACGCGATCTTGAAAATCACAACCAAATAACAGCGCGTGGTAATGGGGACGATTATACGTCTCTCCATACTCACCGCACATAAAATACTTAAACTTAAAATCACAATGATCACGAAGGCGTTTCATAAACAATTGAAAATGCCTGTGATCTAGACCGCCATCGGCGGGCAAATTCTCATTATCATACGTAAGAGTAACAAAACAATTCAGCTCATTCGACAGAGCTTCATGCATACAGCGCACTGCATTATCAGTAGAGCGCTGAATACGGCAATTAATACATTGCTGGCAAGCAACCATAACCTTAATGCCAGAATGGGACTTCTTTTTATCAAAAACCAACGAACGTTTACCCGACGGATTTAACTCCGCCGAGTAATACGCCGTCAAAGGACCAAGACATCCCATGACAAAAGCATCCTCTTAAAGACGGATGCCACCACGCATCGGGGAGCGAGACGCACCCGGACGCTGAACATTCTTCGTATGGGTCTTAGACCCATGCTTCGAAAAATCACGCTTCGACGACTTAGACGTCATCTTAAAACGCTTAGACATAACCAATCTCCTCCGGACCTCGAGCGGGACCATTCCCGACTCGTAACGTGAAAGCAAAAGCTGTCACTCAGGACAGTTATGATCAAGTGAGATCAACTGTCCTGGGCGCCAGCCGGCCTGGGCGGCGGCGTGGCGCTAGCAGCAGCTTGCGCTGCATCGAGAGCCGCTTGACGCTTCTTGGCGTCACGGAGCTCTACAGCCTCAGGGGAGAGCATCCCCCATTCGGCCAACTTATCGGCATTCGCCGGATCATTCGCAAAAGCGACAAATTGCGCCGGATCGTTATCAAATTCACGACGCACCTTAGCAGGCAGCGCCGCAAACGAATCACGCGCACCAATAAGGATATTCTGAGCCTCCATATAATCAGGAATATCCACAGCATCAACATAAAACGGTTGCCTATCAGGATTCTGCGGCACCGTACCCGTTACTTGGTAACGAGCCATAATCGTATTAATATCCGATTCATCAGCAAATTCTTGCTTAGTAATAGACGGAGAAAATTCCGTCATAGCATAAAGACTGGTATCGCGACCAGTCCAAACATTGAAAGGCGCATACTCAACATCAACAACGACACCATCATCGGGATCAACAAACGTAGGACCCTTAGGCATAGCAAACCTCCTCACGGTTAAAGACTACTTCCAACCCTTAAGCGGGTTAATCTCATTCAAGCTATTACCAATCCAACGCATACCTTTACCGAACCACGAATCATAATACTGCTTATCCGCCTCCTTAGCGGAATTCTGAGAGGTAGCACCCGCGGTCTGAGCACCAACAAACTTAGCTTGCTCGGCAGACAATTTAGCCTGCGCGACAGAAGCAGCCGTATTCGCTCGAATATTCTCATTCGTAGCCACGGCATTCTTAATCTGTTCAGCAGACAACAGAGCATTACTCTTCGACAAAGCCGTATCGGCTTCCGTTTTCGGGACATCCGCTTCAACGCGGCGAGCCGTATTATATCCAGAGACCATCTGCTCACCAACGTTCGTAGCAACAGCAGCATTACCAGTAGGAGAAGACGCCGGACCCTTCTGATACGCCAGAATCGGATTAAGACCGGCCGCTTTCATATCCTTCATACCACGCTGATACGCCGTATTAGACATCTGAGTCTGAAAGTCACGATTCCGCTGCGCTTCATCCTGGTTCATCTGATTCTGAACCACACCACCAATACCGGAAACCACAGCTCCGAGCAGACCGTCGAACATATCGAAATCTCCTATAACCAGGCCAACCAGGTCATCGCTCAAAGCGATAAGAGGCCATCCGAGCAAGAGGAATTCGGAAGGGGGCTTACGCCCCCCTCCACCCCCCAAAC